TTTTCCTTTTCCTGTTCTAGCTTTTTCTTTTCTTCTGCTTCTTTATCAAATCTTTCTTTGATTGCTTTTAAGAACTTTTCATAAGCTGCATCATCTGTAAACTTTCTTCTCTCAGTGCTTGAATGAGTAAGTTTAAATTCTGATCTTGCCGTTTCAATGTGTTTTTTCTTTTGTAAATATTCTAAAACCCATGAAGGCAAGGCCCTAACTTCATACTCTAAATCAACAATGTCGTATATTTCAGGTTGATAATCCACTAATGCCCCGACCTTGCCCTTTTGCACTTCAAACCAAGCAAGAAAACGATCCCAATCTTCTTTACCAAGATTCTCTGTAGTGATTCTCACTATTGGGTATCTTGACCAAGAAGTCCCATCCTCTCTTGGATCACCTTCTATAATGAATTTTTTATATTCATCTGTCGTTGGGTCTAGCCCTACACTCCCAATGCAAGCCAAAACAAGAGGGGGAGTTGGAAGCTCTCCCCTCCTTGGCGGCTCTATTGAACCATTAAATATTGTTATACTCGTTGATTTACTTACGAATGGCATCTTATCTTATCTCCTTGTTTTTTGTATCTTAGCCTAGTTTAGCAAGTCCAGAAACTAATGCGTGTCTCCACGGGCAACTAAATTTAGTCGCAAATGCATTTTCTGCCATCCAGTGCGTATAAGCACCTGGTTTAGCAAGCTCTGTTAAGTTTTGGAAATGCAGAACGTCGATCTCGATATCATCAATATTCGTCTCAATAAACATCGCTCCCGTTCCCTTGAAAGCATCTTCTCTAATGAAAGAGTAAACTGTTTGACCAGCTAATACTTTTCTTGAGTAAATACCAAGCATTCCATCTATTTTTTGCCCTACGTCTAAAAGTGCTTCATCTGAACCAGATAAAACAGCTAAACGACTTGGCTCGTTAATAAACAATGGATCAATATAAACAGTCGCGTGTCTTAATCCGATAGCAGTTTGAATTGAATCTGCTGTACTCCAAGCTTGTCTATCTTCTAACTGCTCATCTATTCCCATTAATAAATTGATAGAAAGAGGCAAACCAGCAACATTCGATTCTAAAAGTCCTCTTGCTCTTCCAAGCGTAACAACTCCACCTGATCTCTGCCCTGTTCCACCTTGATTACTGCCATCAGGGATTCTTGCTCCTGCACCAGTACCAGCTACCCTTGGGTCAAATAAAGCCTTAGTACTAAAGTTTTTGTACATATCAGGCATAGTCATTTTAAGGTGATAATCTAGCGAATACTCATTAATATCAGTCTTAAATTTACCGTTCATTAAATCGTCTGTTATTTTAAATGTGTAATTAAAGTAAGACCAGTAATTGTAATCACCACCACCATAAGTAACATCGTTATTTGGATTTGGTAAAGAACCTCTATCGTTATGTCTCTTTAATTGAAGAGTAGTACCGCTAGCTAAAGTTGAATCAGTACCAAAAAGTCTTTCAATTTTAACAATCCTTGTTACTGGATCAAAATCTGTTACTCTGTAAATCGCTGCACTCAATGGAGTGTGGATCTCTGAATAACCTGGAATTAGATTTACACGGTAATCGTTAAACAAAGTATGAACGCTTAATGTCATAACACCACTAGCCGCAGTATATCCCGCTCCTAGCGTTACAGTTGAAGCAGGAGCCGAACGATCCGCAATCTTGACAGTCGAATCCGCCTCGGAAACCTTTTTCATGTGATTAGAGAAGAAAGGAACATCCGTTTTCGATGTTACTTTTAAATTATTAAAAACCGCCTCGCTCATGTATGAGGAGTCAAATTCTGCTGCACCAGTTACTAAATTTGGCATATTATACTATCCTTTATAAGCATAATATATCACATATTGCCGATAAGTAAATTATTTACGTGCGTTCTTATTTTTTTCCGTTTAAAACTTTTAGTTGTTCTACCAAGGATAAACTCTTAACATCTACTGGTTTTGGTTGAGTGTTAGCCCTTTCAATGCCTTTACCGCCAGTTTTACTATGCTCTAACTTCCCTTGAGAATCAGTTACATTTTTACCAAAGGTAACTTGCATCCAAGCAAGGTGAGAGCTGATTGCATCTTTAGCCGCTTCTCCTAATTTACCTTGTCCGAACTTGCTTAGACTGTGGTTTAAAAATTGGTCAAACTTTGCCTCAACATGGTCTTTATCTCTTTCCGTTGTTAATCCAAGTTTATTTAATAAATTTGGTAGATTTTGAGCGTGATGAGTTAATCCAGCCGTATATATTTGTTGTTGCTGGTCTGCAAGATACGCATCCTGCTCTTGCTTTCTTAAAGCTTCAAATTCTTTTTTAGTTAAAGGTTTATCTTCTTCTGTTTCTGTTGAAGAAGGAGCTACCGCTTGTACTTTTTCTAGTTGTGATGAAATTTCTTGCTGTGCTTTTTCATACATTGTGCTTGCAAGAAAATCAAAATCTGCTTCTGTATACTTAGGAACATAATTCGGATCAACGGGAATTACTTCCGTTTCTTCCGCTCTATCCTGTGTTTCTTCGATCTCTATCTCTGGCATGTTATCTTCTAGTGACATCTTATCTTATCTCCTTTGTTTACTAATTGAAAAATCCCAAGTCATTTGCGATTGAAGCATAATGCGAATGTTTTAAATATAAGTCCGCTGCTTCTTCTCTATTCTCGTGCATTGCACGTGGAACGGTTAAAGATCTGAGATATTCCCCAATTATACCCCATTCTTTGGGGCATAGTTGAGCTATCGTCTTAGTCGCTTGACGAGTTGCAGTCCTTAACTGATCTATCGTTTCAGGATTTGAATTTTGAAAATCTTGTGATTGGTGTTTTTGGTAAGCCATAATTTATATCATCGGGTTTTGCGGAGTTTGTGAGCCTGGATTTCTTGCCATCATCATTTGCATTTCAGTTCCAATCTTAGCCCTTTGGTTGTCCGCCTCTTCTTCTCTTAATATTTTTTCAGGATCTTTCTCTATCAATGATGCCACAAAATCGGGATTCCCTCTAGTGGCAAAACTGATTAACTTAGAAGCATCATATTTCTTTAAAACACTTGGGTCTATTTGAGTCATCACTTGAAGCAGTTGAACGAAACGTCCTAAGTCTTCATCCTTGATAGCCTTGAGTAATGCCTCTTTTGCTCCATTCATTTGAATGTCTGATTCTTCTATCGGCTCTACAATCAACTGAAGTAACAATAAATTGCTTACAGGAGGAATATCGGATAAAGGCTGTAAAGTTAATTCCTTAAGCTCAATATCTTTAATTTGATACTGAACCTCTTTAGCTGCCTGTTGCCTTTTGGCTTGCTCTTGTTGGAAATATTCCATCTGCCTTTGAGCTTCTACCTCTCTTGGAACTTCTTGCTTGATCTCTTGCCCCAATTCATTACGCATAATATTAGCTGGCATTGGGGGTAATGGAGCAATTGGACTTTGAGAGAACATCATTTTCTGCTCAACTTCCTGCTTAGCATATAAAATGTCTATCGCTATTTTCTCATTTTCAATAATATCTCTTTTTCTTTTTTTATAAAATAAAGCATACTCTTTTTTAATCCCAGAGTAGTTTATAAGCCTTTGAAATAAAGGATTATTATCAAGAATAGTCTCAATGATTACATTATCGTCTAACTGAACATTAGTGTTTTGCTCTAAATCCTCAGCTAACAAAAGACCTTTAGTCTCCTGTAAAGTAGAAAGCACCTGTGATGTTAAAATTTCACCTTGAACCTTAAGCCTTGTATAAAAACTTGGAACTTGTATTTTTTCGATAAAAGAAATTGCGTAATCTGCGACAGCTAAATCACCAGTTCTAAACACGCTTGCAACTTCTTCTTTACCATTTCGCCCAGTGTTTAACGAAGCATTAATATTTTGCCCGACTCCAATTCCACCCCTAATTTGAGAAGTGATATTTTGAATTGTTGCATTACCTACATTGATACAGTTAGTAAACTCTGCACCAAACACGGGAGTTAAACGAACGCCCCTTAGAACCTGATTAGCTCTCCATCCGCCTTCAAGATCATCTTCAATGCTATCAAGATTACCGCCGCGAGTTACTTCTGCATTGAGTGGCCCTTGAGACATATAAGAACTTAAACGCACATTGCTTGCGTTAATTGCGTTTGCTGATATCTGATGATCTAACCACGGATAAAATAAACCTTCATTGTAAAACTCATTAGGAGCCGATACTAAAGGCGTACCAAGCAATAAACCGTGATAATCTCTTTCTACATCAATTTGCGACTTAAGGATTAATACTTTTTTATCTTTAATCCCTTCTTGCTCTCGCCCTTGATTATCCTTGAACATTGGATTCTCAACAGCTAAAACGTGCAAGCCTTTAATAACCACTGGCTCCCCACCTGCCTTGCCCTCAAGATAAACACTAGGACAAAAAATGCTTAATAAACGCACTTGCCCGAAAGGAACATCTGCCATTGAACCACTATTAGGGCTTGTTTTTTGTTTGTAAAAATCAGTGCTAGTTTGATTAACTGCCGTTTGTGGCTTAATCTTTTCTATAATATTCCTGTCTAAATCTTCTCTTCCAAATAATTCTGAATAATTACGATCCGAAACAAAAACCCTGTTAGTTTTCCGCCAATCTGCACAAGTGGGGAAAACCCCGACAGATTGAACACCTGGAGCGAAAACATCAACAACGTGATTAATAGTATCGTATTCATGCCCTAAAGCCCAAAATGAGTGCTGCAAACCTTCATGTAATACCGATTTGTAAACATCTTTAAAGTTAAAATTTGCATTCTCTCTTTCTAATATTTTTTGAATACACTTATTTAGTGTTGGTAAAAATTCACCGATTCCATTTTCTTCACAAAACTTTGAATAAGTTCTATCAATTCCTACAACATCGCCATTTAAAGGAAAACAGATATTTCCAACCAAGCGGTTAATTGCCCTTGATATTTCAAGCAAGACTGGAACATACAACTTACTAAATTCATCTAATTGGTTGTCTTGTTCAAGATCAAGCCCCGAAAGCTCTTTGATATCAGCTTTATTTAACCAATAATTTGATAAATCTTGACGGTAAGCACTGCTTAAGCTTTTCTTTTTAAGTGCTGCATCTAAACAAAATCTTTTATATTCGTAATCTTTACGATAGAAAGCGTTTTTCTTAACATCATATAAAAAAGAATCAAGCTCTTTAGCTTGATCTTCTGTTAAATTTAAGCTTTCTATTCCGCTCATAATTCATATTATAGCTTCCTGTCTGCAATCATTCGAAGGTTGATAACCCCTAAGTTAGAAGCAGTACCAGCTATAACTTGTTTAACTCTAACATAGGTATCAATATTATTCTCTTTAACATCCCATTGCTGTCTTAGCGTTGTTGCTGTTGAAGTGTCAGAAGGTAAAGAAGTTCCACCCACGACTTGAGTCATTTTGCTTGCTATAGCATTTGTTAAAACATTTGTTATTGGTATAGCCCTTATTAAATGTGGGCTTGCCGCTAAAGTTGTTGCATCATTTGTCGGAGCTTGCTCAATGATAATATCTAAAGTGTCTGAACCACTACCCGCAGTCGTAGCCATATAAAGACAAAAACTAATCTTCTCTAAATCTTTGGTAGGGAACCAAGAACTGGACACGCCCGTCCCTGTTCCCGCCGCCGAGAAAATATTACTTGTATCTCTAGTTGTTGCCATGTTTTACAGATTGACAATTCTTCCACGAAGGATAAGAGAAAGTTTACCTGCTGTTAAAGTACCACCAGAAACAGCAATTACTGGTAAAGATTCAGTTGTAATCGCTAAAGCATCTGCCGCTGTTGCAAAATCGGGGATACCTTGCTTTTTGCCAACTGTACCAAATGTTGCAAGAGCTGTTACAGCGTAAAGATTCGTTGCATTTGCTGAAACGATTGAAGCACCAGATAAACCTGATAAAGTACCTGAACCAACTAAGAAAGTTGATGTACCAATTGAAATTGAAGCACCAGCACCAACAAAAGCTACTGAAACATGGAAACTTGCATCTTCAATAACAAAGTTTGCAGGAATTGGAATACCACGCAATAAATAATTTTGCCCACTTGTTCCACCATCTTTAGCTGGCTCGTAAAAATATTCTAAGCAAGGGGCAGCACCGAGCATGACACCGTTTACTCCCGCGTAAGTGACACCGCTCTGTGTATCAAAAACACTTACCACGCCACCCATTAAACCTTGTTTAGATGTTGTGTAAATTGAATCAAGCTGAGGTTGAGTAGTTGAAGCACCAACTCCCACCGCAGCATTTAAAGCTTTTATCGCAGGGCCAAGATCTTTAGCACCTTGAGCGATGTTCATCGTTGCCGATGTATTATTATTTGCAGTCATTATATATTACTCCTGCAATTAATATATCAGATATCTTACTTATCGGCTAGCGAATCAAAAAAGGTTTTTTCTTTTGCTTTTTCTTATCTTTTCCTATATTGAAAAGTGGATTCCCTTTTAAAGCATAATTGACCATTTGAACATCACTCGCTTTAAAAATATTAATAAAACCATAGCCCCAGCCATCGGCTATGTGGTCGTATTTATTATCCTTAACTGCTTTGCCCCTGCTGTCTCGAACATAACCCATTGTTAGCATATCTGAAAAATAGCCCGTTTCCAACTTCCCATCAAAGGTATAAAACTCTCCAAATCTTTCAGGAAGAATAATCATAGAGCTAGCATCAGAAGCTAAAGAAGTCGCCCCGAAAAATTCATTCATTAAGATTATTCGATCCTCTGGTTTAGAAACAGGAGCAGGATCAACAAAACAATTAAAATAATCCTCGATAACTTCTGCCGCAATATCTGTACCTTGCCCATTATTCTTGGCTCCTGCTGGATCAATATGGAACCTAAGATCATTGGTGCTATTAAATTCTTCTGCTAATACCTCTTCAATAAAAACGCAAAAATCATTTAACCTTGTATTTTGTTTAACAAAAGCTTTGAGCAAAACGCAGCGACCATATTCATCTTTTTGAAAAAATACAGCAGCGGGATTATTTGTTCCAGGATCAACCCCTATGTGTAAAATCCGATAAGGATTATAATTTATGGCCCTAATACTTCTTGATGGCTCATAAGCCCAAAAACAGGGTTTCCCTTTAGCAACACGCCAATTTAAGCCATGCTCAATTTCAAAACGATCTTGCCCAATCTCTAACCTTTTTGCTTTTTCCCATTCTTCATCTTTAGCGGGATGTGCATTAAACCTTAATCTTAAAATTGTATGCCCTTGAATATTTTTCAGCCTTTCAACCCCACGGCTTAATTTTTCAGCCTTCATTTTGGCATCAATCGAATCAGCGATAATATGCCTAATCTCATCAGCTAAAGGCTCTGGATTCGGGTTAGTAACTCCAATCAATTGAGACTCAGGAGCGTTAACCGCTTCAATTGCAGCAGCTAAAGTTTGCGATTGTTTTTCCTGTTTTGCGATCTCATCTAACCAAACTAAATAAGCAGTTGAACCCCTCGCCCCTTCACCTGAGCTTGCAAGCCCCATTAGTAAAGTTTTTCTTGAAGGGCATTTAATCATTGTTGATAAAAAATCTAAATCAGGATAGGGAATTCCCTTAGTAAGATTTTCATACATTACCTTAAAACGAGTTTCGATCATATCCTTAACTTGCGATTCGACCCTTGATCCATAAATTAAACGTATATTTTCCCGATACATTAAAAGCCATAGACAATAAGCTACCATAAACCAAGTAACAAAAATTTGACGTGCTTTTTCAACCCATAGTATATGCGGTCTTTCGCAGCCTATCCCTTCCATTGTTTCGTATAAATCTTTAAGATAAGCAAAACGTGGAGCAGCTAATAATTTTCCTCGTCCTTCATCTACTGTATTAACGCAATCTAAAAACCATAAAAGAAAATTTTCCCGATACAAATTAGTTCTTTCAATTAACTTTTCAGGATCATTTAAAATTGCATCCAAATGAGGACGGGCAATATCTTCATTAAAAATATCACTCATAGCAATTTATACTCTGCTTCTAAAGTAGCCCTTGATGTTTCAATTAATTTTTCTTTTTCTTCAGGCGTGCTTGTAATTTTCATAATCTGAGCAAAAACATTATTTTTAGTAATATTAATTTCTGTTCCATCGTTAAGCTCTTTTCTCATCTTGGCGGCAGGAACTAAAACAGTATTAAGCAGTTTGGTTAATTCTGTAATATCTAATTCCTCTGCATTCTCTAGCCTTTCGACTAAAGTGTCAATTAACATCTCAATTATTGGCTCAATGCGATCTGATAATTTTCCACCTCGAACATTTGCGTATTTCTTTAATTCCTGTATCTCTGCTTGCTTTTTCTTTTCAGCTTGATAATCAAGGCAAGCTTTATCTAACCATTTAGTTAACTCCTCACGCAAAAGAAGCATTCGCCCAAAATTAACAACTTCAACCTCTATTGGATTAACAGGAATTTCACCCTGTAAAACACGACTAATTAACTGTGAAAATATAACCCCCGAAGACACAAAACTATTATATTTTTTCCGATTCGTTGGATTATTAAAAACATATTCATCCAAATGAGAATTAATGCAATTAATTAATCCCTCAAATACTCGGTCTAAATCAATTTCTCTACCATTAACATAACTAATAACCCAATCTGCAATTTGCACGACAATTAAGGGGATATCGTGAACCTCTCCCGAGTCTAAAGCCCCAAACTTTAAGCGAATTTCTTGCAAAACTCCATTGACTGCCTCAAGGTCTTTACGGTTTAAAGCCTCGTGGATTTCAACGTATTTACGCCTGCCATAACATAGGCGAGATTCAATCTTTTGCTCCATCAATCAAATTCATCCCATCTGTTACAGCCTTAAAGCCCGATAAAAGCATCCCCATTGGAACAACTTTACCCTCTTTTCCTGCTTGTATCTCATCTTCTTTTTCTAAACCGCCTTGTAAATCATTTAAAACTTGATTTTGAAGCTCATTTATTCGCATATTTGCATTAAATTGAAAATTATAATCATTCGATTCAACAGTCTTGATAATTGACTTATTTTCTTCAAGCTTATTAAACAATTCAACCTGCTTTTCAGTAGGATTAAAATTTAATCTTTTCAAAATATCACTAACTGGCTCTCGCACTATCTCTCTCCGACATCTTAATTATTTCATTAATTAACTTAATCTGCGTTGTAACTTCTTTTTGTTCCTCGATAGAGGTCTTCAAATACTTTATCCTCGTATTCATTTCGTAAATCACTTTAGTTAAGCGGTAATATTCTTTCCAAAGTGAAGATAATTGCTTTCTAATGTAACCTTGTAAATTTCCCCAGCTTAACTCAGAAGCATAATCCCAATCAAAGCGATCTATTGATCTTTCAATTTTATCCTTTTCATTCTCCATAAATCATTTCTCTTATTTCGTCTATCGCTTCTATATCAAATAGTATATCCATATCAAAGAAATTAATATCACCAAGCAGATCTTCCTCGACCTTATCAAGCTTATCTAAAAACTCAGACCAATTAATCATCTGTGCCTCTTAATTTATTGATCGCTGCGGTAAGTTCCCCGACCTTTAGCACTAAAGTATTTAATACAGTAAATATATCTTTAAGCATTATTTTCATATTAACTCACTTTTGACACTATATCCACTTAGTAGTCATTCTAGTTGGTTTTTCAAAAAGAGTTTCATTTAACTTAAGACGTTGTTCAAATCTTTGATCTCTTAAAGCCACATAGTCATTCCAGATTTTAGCTTTTTCCTCATTGCCAGTCGCTTGGCTTATAGCAAACTGATAATCTATTTTATCGTTTAAGTCTTCTAGCTTTTCTTTGATTTCTAGTGCGTTTATCTTATCTAAAAATTCACTCATCCGTTTTCCCCATCAAATGCCTAAATGCTGTCATTAAAACATTATTCTGTATTTGCATTTCTATTGAAAGCTTGCAAACAATCTTTTCTATTGTCAATCCTGCCAGTTCAGGATTAGATGGAGTATATTCCATTAGTTTTTTATTTAACTTTTGCAACTCGCTAATACAATAGGGAAGTATCGAAGCTTCTATATCTTTTGACTCAACAGGTCTTAAAATCTGTTTTAAACACCCCTTGTTATCTAAAATGAATACATCGTTTTGATTAACCTCTTGGACGGGAAACTCTATAGGCTTTTGAAGCTCTAGATTATCCTTTACCTTCATATCATCCATTAACATACCAAGAAAACAATCTGCAACAGAAGCCATTGAACGCAGCATATCTTGAACATTCCCTACCCTGTCCATAAGCTCTTTCTCTTTTTGCCCCTTATCGTATGTATAATAGCTTCTGCCAGAAATTCCAGGAGCCACTGCCTCCATCTTCTTTTTCAAAAATTCTAACTGTTCAAATTTCATTCTCTTTCTCCTTTAACGCCCAGTATTGCTCAGCTAATATCTCGCTTCTTTCCGTTTCTATTCGTGCTTTTTTTTGCCATAATTCGACTTTTTTCTTAAGCTGTTTAGCTTCCTTTTCTTTTGCCTCTAACATTAATCGTGTTCTAACAAGTGTTTCACGGAAAGCAAATATTTCTTCAATCTTCTTCTGTATCTCTTTTTCTTTTGCTTCAACAATATCTAAAAGCTCATTGTTCTTTTTTTGATATTCGTCTTGAGCTGAATAAAGTCTTGCCCGCATATCTTTAAGCTCTCCCTCTGCTCGCTCAAGATATAACCTGCTTACCCATCTCTTTGTAAAAAATTTAAACATTATCTTTCCTCCAGTCCTTCAACCTTCTCCAATAACTTCTTAAGCAAATACTCCCAAGTAACACCCTCAGTCTTTCCAAGCTTAGTTATCATCTTTTCTGAAAATTCCTTGCTTATAGAGATTAGATACTTTTCTTTTTTAGGTTTCATTTTCACGCCTCTCAATCATCTCACAAGCTTCATCTAACTGTTTAACCCTGAATAAACCATGGATAAACTTGCTATAAAACCCAGTTAAGAACCTAAATTGCATCCATAAACTAAACCAGAACCCCTCATATTTAGCACTATGAATAATCTGATTAGAACAAATAACAAAATTATTATCATCCCGATTCTGAATATAAGCAATAACCGCCTTCATTTCAGCACTTAAGTATTTAATCTTATGGGACAAAGGCAAAGCATAAACTTCACTATCCTTAAATTCTTGCAACAAAGTGCAATTCTCTTTTACCCAAGGAATAAACTTCCTAATAGACTCAAAATTCAAAGAATGATAACCAGCACAAAATACCTGATCTAATTCCTTAACGTTTATATCGTATACTGTGCCATCCTTAGCCAACTTATAAAGACACCAATGCTCTAAGCCTTTAATTCTTGGTTGATTAAGTAAAGCTTTTTCCCAATCTTTTGCTAAATCAAATTCATTCATTAATCAACAATATACCACGATATATAAAAATATACCACTGTTAATTTAAATATATTTTGGCTATAATATAAACATGCCAAACTTTGTAACTCTAACGTCTACCCTAAGTGGTCACACCTTAGGAATAATAACAATCGATATCGTTCCCCCAACCCAATCAAACCCATTTAATAGAGAAATTAAATGCGGTGCAACAAAATTAGCACATGAATTCGACGATACTCAATGGCTAATTATTGGAGCCAACCACGACTTTTCTCAATTAGATATTCAATTACTAGATCTCGATCCAGATGGCAACGATATACTGCCCATTGGCACTAAATTGTTTATATTCAATAGATACTTTGGCGGAACTTTATACTTCTAATGCTCACTAGCCTGCATTGAATACTCTAGTCTTTCGGTTTAATAACATGGATTTCTATGTGTTTATTCATTACCTATTTAAATCGCTTTAAATTGATTTGTTTTCTTTTTTGAGATAGTCATAGCTTTGACGTGGTTTTCTTTCAACCTTGAGGATTTTAAAGGGGTTTTGTGTTGCTTTTGAATAGTGTTGAGGGTGTATTTGTTTGATTAATATGTATTACACTGGTTTTGAAATTTTATGTTTCGTGGTAGATGGGGATATACGCACTCGACACGGGGGTGGTGGGGGAACGATAACAGGCATAGGGGGGGGGTATCAAAAATATTTTAGGCATTTAATCAGTGAAATTTGAAAAAAATCAAGAGATCAAGAGGTACCCCTGTTAAGTGTTTTTTGTTTATTATCTTAACGGACTAAAAGAAATGGCTTTGGAGTCACGTTTATATTCAAGATAACTTTATATTATCTTGAGTAATCTAAGTGACTGACTTGATATCCGTTGTTTTCCTGATAAATAATTTAAATCTGTCAGTTTTTCGTGGCTTTTAGCGAAACCAGTAAATCGTTATATACGATTAGCTGATAAGGATATCTAGTGACTAGGGTCAATGACTAGACGAGGGTCAATATACTTTTTATTTTCGAACAAAAAACCAAATCCAAAAACCCAAGGTATCAACTATCATCATCTCCCCCAAACGAATGATCTTAAAAAAAACTTTTAAAGTAAAACCTGATTAGAGCAAGGTTATAGGTCTTCGATAAAAATATTTCAAAAATAATTTAAATATTCAACACATTCTTAGTTATAACATGATACTATAGGGTATATAGAGATTAAGCGAGAGCTAATCAACTAATCGGAGAAAATCATGAGCAAATTAAATCTATTCACTACACAATCAGGAACTATGTTCGTAAGCCTGTCTAAGGAATTAACAGAAGATAGCTTGGTTAAAACACAATTCGGTAATACTTTCGGAACAGCAAAGAAGCTAGGTACTTTCCTTTGGACCGCTAAATCTATAGCAGATACTGAGTATCTAGGTTCTTACGAGAATCTAGAGGCAGCTTTAGAAGCTGTTAAAAACTATAAAGCTGAGTTAGAAGCAGCATTCAATTAATTAGTACCAAGCGACCTAAGCAAGTCAATAAACTGCTTAAGGAGAAAGAAATGACAAAAGCAGAGTATATCAATAAAATCATTGAGAAAGAAATGCAATCAGGCTTAAGAAAATTAAGCCTTCACGGTGGTAGTTATGTAATCGAGGAAATACCATTTTTTGATGGGACTGTAACTTATACAGTTCACTATTCTGAGCAAGGTAATGACTTGTATATAATCCAATCAAGAAGTTTAAATGAAGTAGATATAGAGGCTTCAATTAAGAGGTATTTAGAGTTTCAATTAAATAATTAAAACTATCATCAAACAAAAAAACAAAAGGAGAAAGAAAAATGAAAAGATCTGAATTGAGAAGAAAAATTAGTTATGCAATAAAGATGTATGACGTTGAAGGCACTCAATGCCTTGCAAATATACCTCACAGTATGCGTGAAGCTATTGTCTATGCGAATCAGTGCATAGACAACTACGTGAAGTCCAGTGAATCTGGATATGACGAATCTCAATTAGATTCATATTGTGAATCAGAGCAAGTGAAGATAGTCAAGGAATATAATCGTTCTCTTAGTCCATCTAAGGCTAAGAGGAATGAGAAGTTAAGAAATAAATACGCTAGTGATCTTAATTTCAGAAAAAAAATAAAAGAAAAGAACTTGCACGCTTATCATACTAAGCGTGAGTTTAATAACCAATAATTAACAATTATCTTGTATATAAAGTTTACGGGGGAGATAAACAAATGAAAGAAATAAACAAACAATCAGCTATTGAAGAGTTAGAAAATATCTTATCCGAGATAGCTGAATTAAAACTAAGTATCACTACTAAGCTCTTGATTGATAAAGCACAAGAGGCACAAGAGGGTAGCTATAGCGTTATAGATATTACCGATAATAGTGAGTTTAGGGATTAGGAGGAAATCAAATGCAAATAGAATTCAGGGATGCGAGTAATAACTTGCATGTGTTTAATACTTACAGTGAATTTGCTCAATGGTGGTGTATAAGTTCCACTAGGTGCCTTAGAAACATGCTAGATAGAGAGACATTCAGTAAGTTAAATAGGCTAGTGATTGCTAACAAGTCTAGGGTATTCTTTGGAGAAGTTATCAATCGTCAAGCTTGAACAGTCAAGTAATCCTTGACATTTGAACTATCTGGAATTTCAGGATACTTGGATAGGCAAGCCTAGAGCTACTATCATTGGACTAGGCGGGGATTCGATAAATATTTTCTGCAAGTCCTTGCAATTCCTGTAACCACTTACAGGGTCTAAAACATAGACCTAGAGCCTATATTTAACCTAGTTCTGCATTTCTGCACTCTATACTATAATAATAATAAGTATAATATATATATATACTATAGTAATCTTGCAGAAATGCAGAAGAATACCCAATAATGAGACTAGGTATACATTATAGACCCTGCAACTCATTAAAGAAAATAACAGGACTTACAGAAGAAAAATAAAACTCACAACTCAACATAAAAACAAATTAGATTAATTAGTAGGTTATTGACTATTAAAAGGTGGTAATATTTATTTTATGAGAGAAAAAATAGGATTAAGTTTACACGCCGAAAGCGTTGAGAAACTTAAAAGTTTTAAGCCAAGTGGGATGACTTGGGATTACTTTTTATTGGAGCTATTAAAAGCTTGGTTAGCTAAAGGACAATAAATGATCGAGGAACAAGCAATATTAGGGGCTATTCTCAAGGATAGCTCTTGTTTTGAAACAGTCTATGAAATATTAACTAAAGACTCTTTCTTTGAAGCAGAGAAGCATAAAGTTATTTATAAGGCAATGATAAGCCTATATCTCGATGAAATCGAGATTGATCTAGTTACTCTCAGGTCTAAGTTAAAAGATAAAGATAAGTTAGATTTAATTGGTGGCTCAACTTATCTAGTTCAATTAATAGATTATGGCTCAGTTGCAAATGCCGAATATTATGCAGATGAAATATCTAAAGTTTATAAAACTAGAGCTGTAAAGTTAACAGCTTTTGAGATGTCAGAATCAGATAATTTAGAAGTCATTACCTCTAAAGCTGAGCAGATACTTGAATTATCGGAGTTAAACACCCCTAAATCCCGTGCTGATTTTAAAGCCATCGCAGAGTCACATGCTGCGAGAAAATTAGACGTGTCAAGCGTAACTCCACCAGTCTTATTTCGTTTCTTAAAATCAGTAGCAACGCACGCATACAGCAATTTCCCAATTGAGGCAACATTCACACACTTACTTTCTATCGTTGCGGGTTTAGCTGGCTCTCACTTCTATTTAGTCCGTGATGGTCGAATTGTTAAGACAATACTATCATCTATTGTCAATATGGATTCTTCTGTTGGCAAGTCAGATAATCTCGAAATATTAACTAAGCCTATTGAAAACAAACAATCAGAATATCGCTTGAAATATCTGGAAGAGCTTAAAATCTACAACAAAACTTTAAATCAGTATAAAAAACTAGAAAAAAAGGGATCCGAACTAGACCCACCAGAAAAGCCTATTGAAAAAACAATTCTAACAACTAAAGCAACTACAGAAGCTTTAATTAAATTATTGTCACTAAACCCCAATGGGATTCTTTACGCTAAAGATGAAATTAGCGGGGTCTTTTCAGGGATGAACGAATATAAGCGAGGTCAAGGCTCAGATAAAGATACCCTACTTGAATTGCTTGCAGGGCAGTCAGTCATCAAGCATACAGTTAGCAGCGATAGCGAACAGGCATACGGGGCTAGGTTGTCTCTTACTGGTGGTATTCAACCCGCAAAGATGGATGAATGGCTTAGAGCCTTAAGCGTTGATGATGGATTTTGGGGAAGGTTTATATTCTTTACTGAAAGAAATAACTACACCGTATTAACTCCACGTGCCGAGAAGATACCAATAGATATAGCTATAATCGCTAATTTTTATGAAGCAATTATTGAAGAATCACAATCAGAAGCACCAGTTCATTTTGCTTTTGAGGATGAATCACAAATTGATTGCGTATCTGAATACTTGAATGACGAAAAGAACGAATCCCCAAACTCAATGAAAAACTATATCGGTAAGTGCTTTAATTTCTTCCAGCGTATCGCAGTAGTCCTGCACTTGATCAACTGCCATTACTCGGGCAAGCCATTAAGAACTAAAACTATATCCTCTAGTACTACAGCAGACGCTTTTTTAGTTACAGCTTTCTACATTGCACAAGCTAAAAGCTTATTCATTAGCGATGAACAGACTCCAAAAGAGAAGCTAATTAAAGCTATCCTTGCTGTTCCATTAGAAGCAAGAACAATAGATAAACTAAACACTACGGTATGGCGTAAGCATGACGAGGACTTAATCTTTAAAGATCAGAAGAAAAAAGCCGAGAAGTTACGCAAGATATTTGAAGAAATGGAGCAAGGCTCTCTTGGTACTATCATAAAACTTTCTAAAAGTGATTGGCAGTTTATAGCAAAAGGAGAAAAAATAAATGAACAATGAATATAAATCATGGAACGACAAATTAGAAGAATTTTGTCAGTTGTGGCTAAATACAGAACACCTTGAAGATTATGAACCTATAACCATGGAAGAGTTTTTAAGACACATGAGGCATGAAGAAAATTTAAAAGTTTTAAATAGAATTGCGGATTTTTTGGAAAAATTAACAGAGGTAACACCATGAACGACCTAATAGAAATCCAAGCAGAACTTAAAGAACTTCATCGAGAGTTTTTAAATTATGCTGAAAAAATTAAAGATGTTAGCCGCAGACTAGGCTTACTGGTTAAAGATTCTGATAACGCTATCCTCAAGTGGCAAGTACATCACCACTGGTTAAATAACGTTGATCGTAAATTTACAATCCTAAATGAAGAGCTGGATAATGAAATTGCGGCCCCATTCTGTGCTTTACCACCAGCTATAAACAACCCAGTCTACAAGGACTTAACTTTAAAGATCGAGGCTTTCAGGCTCTTGAACCCCGAGATAGACGAATCAGAAGCACAAAAGAGAATTTCTAAGATCGTTAAAGAGCATGTTCAAAGCAGAAGGCACAAGCAGGGAGAGAATTAAATGGATGAAGAATGGGAAAGACTCGAAGCAGAAGCAGACGGACTGGGCTGTAAAGACACTATAAAGATACTTAGAGAGACTGGAGCGACTTTCAAGAAGTTGGTCCAACAGAAAAAAGAATTTGACACAATACACCTTAAACGATTGAATCTAATGATCAAACTTGAAAAACAAATAGGAGAAGAAAAATAGAACCAGAAGAGCAATTAAGAATAGCCATTAAAATTCTTTTGGCATGCTTGTGTAGAAACAAAGCGAATGAAGCTAAGCCAACATTTTGCCGCCCAAAAATTTTTCATCTAAAGAAAGAGAAGAAGCCGCCAAAAAAACATTTGAAAGTCAGAATATCTAAAATAATTAAGTGTCAGTATTGCGGTATTGAGTTTGAAACTAAAAGCCATAACGCCAAATTTTGCTCTAGGAAATGTAATGATAAACACAAATATAAAAATAACCCTGAAAAATTCAAAGCTCAAACCAAAAAATACCGAGAAGATAATAAAAAAAAAGTTAAAGCATATAAAAAACAATACAAGATCAAAAAACAAATAAAAAATCAACCAAAGAGTTGATATAATGTCATAAGACGTGGAATAATAAGAGAGAGGAAAGAAAATAATGGCAGATACAAGATTAGAGATAGCTAAGGCACTGGGGGATTTAAAGGCACAGCTTGGGCTAGCTATAGACGATCACAAGATGTTTGAAGAGATCCTGAAAGAGAAAAGGCATCAAGAGATTCTAGAGGTAATTGAACCTTTAGCGACACATATACGGAACCTTAGGCTGAAAGTTAGGTGGTAGAAGCAGAACTTAAGTTACTAAAGGAAATTAATGAACGATTTAAAAGAAAAATTCCCAATCAAGGACACAAGCAATTCTAATTTCTTTGACACTTGGAACTATCATTTTAAACAAAATGGAAGCAATCATATTCTTGAAAGCGGTTTAAATGACATGAGACAAATGCAAATGAAAAGACTAATGGAGGAACAAATGAACGATTTAAACGAATTAAAGACAGTGCAATTAATAATTAACCTTGTTGTGGTTATGGCTATTCTAGCTGTAGCTGTGACCGTTGGGAGGTACTTGGGATGAAAGAACTAGACAGAAAAAAATGGTTACCAGTGGACTCTAAAGAGGCTATAGAGCTAGTACAGCTTGAACTACAGAAGCAGGGAGTCCAATTTAAGAAACAAATAGGGCTTTTAACAGTCATGTTATTTGATCTTAGCAAGCCTTACTCAGATGGCTCGAAGTCTTACGATAGGATAATTTTTAGGAGGTTTGTTTAATGCCAGATAAAGAAAAGTTTAGACATGCGACCCCATGCCAACAAAACGAAGCAGTCGAGATATTCATAGATAGAGGCGGCGTATTAGAAGCCAATATTACAGAAGAGGAAATTTTAGATTTCATGAAAGACAATGTCACGGTTGTCTTGAACGACAAAAAAGAAATCATCGATTTGGAATGGTAATAAAACAAACAGGAGGAAAAACAATGAAAAAAACAATAATACTATCATTAATATTAATCGGACAAGCTGCACTAGCAGACGTGCCTAATCTGCAAATCGCTAGAGATGCACTAAACATTCATAGAGAAAATCAAAGGTATGCAGAAGCAGAGTATCGCAGGGCTAAAAGAAACTATTTAGAGTCTAACAGGCTTTTATCTAGTTCTGCTAAAACGGTGGAGTTAATGGAGAAGCTAGAGGAACAGTCTAGGTTAACAGCTCTTTCTAGCGCTGAATCACATACTCGCATCGGGGCTACTTATCAGCACGAGCCTAGATTAGCCGAGACTGGGATTAGGAGGATTGGGAGATGATTAACGAAGAAATTAAACCTAAACCGCCAATATCGAGATTTGAGGAAATGAAACTTCCTGAAAACTGGAGAATTACTATCATTCCAGCTAATGCTGCAGATGCTCGTTTTTGGATTAGAGACATTGTATCGAACAACAAAGTTAGCGTTTACCTTGACTTAAAACAAGCCCTAGGGGCTTGCCCTCAGCCCTACTGGGAAGTTTACAGGGTAGAAGGACAAGGTAGAAGAGACCCCGCTAGATGTTTAGCTAGCGAAGGTACGACCAGACTGTTAGAGGTAATCTTTACTGAACTTAACGGAGAAGGAGAAACTTATGATTGAGCTTAACTTAACTTACGAGGAATCTAAAAAGATTCTTGAATTGGGCTATGATTTTAAAAACATTGCTACACATTTTGCATCAAAAAAAGGCAAAAAACTAAAACCATCTTACACTTCTTACCTTAATAGAGAATTGTTTATTCCACTAATCCCCAAAGCTGCTCTAGAGGCGTGCTTGCCTAGTTTGCGTTATTCGCACAACTGGTGCAGTGATGAATGGTTTGGACATAATTTGTTTGACCTAGATACTGGCGAATATTCTCCTGAGCTGATTTGTATTAGCCAAAAGCTTAATTCAGCATTTGAAGCTTTCCTATGGTGTCACGAAAATTACCCAGAAGAGCTTAAGAAAAAGTTTGACGAGGTGATGGGATGATTCAAATAGTAAGTGCAGCATCTTTACTTATTTGCATGGCGATAATTACCGATCCTCAAATTCAAGCATCTAGAGAAACAAAATTAGAGGCAGAGCGAGAAGCTTCTACGAAAGCTTATGACGAATGGGTATCGCAACAAAACTTAATTCAAGAGCAATACCAGCAAGAAAAAGAAATGCTCGCAACGGGTTCTGTCGGTTCAATACCCGAAAAATCAGTTGAATGGCTTAAATATAAATGTGCTTGCAACAAAGGGCAATTTAGCGTAAAACAAGACCCTGATTGGAAAGATGGATATTTTATCCTTTACTGTAAGGGGGTAGCTAAATGATTAACCAATCACTATTACTATTCATTATCAGCTTGGAAGGCTTCTCTAGCTGTGCATACTGGGATGTTTCGCAATGGTCAAACGGCTTTGGAACTAAGGCTAAGGACAAATGGGAATGTATAAGCAAGACCGAGGCTAAATCTAGAATGGTTAAGCATTTAGAGCTGGATTCTAAACACGTACTATCATTGTTTCCAGGTGCTAAACAAAATGAGCATGACGCTCTCGTTAGCTACTGTTATAACGCAGGACTAAGCGGATGTGCTAAAGCTGTTAAATTGGCAGCTAAAGGCGATAAACCTGCTGCTGTTTGGGTAATGAAGAATAAAATAAACAAAGGAACTAAAGCCGAAGCAGGGCACAGGAAAAGAAGAACTTTAGAAGTAGCTCTTTTAAATAAAGAAAACAAAAAAAAGAATTTTACTTGCATATATCAGGAGTACAGTTAATGCCAACAAAAAAAGAAGCAGAGCTAGAAAAGAAAATAGATACCCTAGAGTGGGCTTTAGCGATGGAGATGTTCCCGAAAACATACCTAGAGCAGCCAGCTTGTCAAAGAATACTAAAAAAACAAAAAGAACAAAGAGAAGCGCTAATACTGCCTCCTGATCTAAGGGCAATAAAACAAAGGCTTAAAAAAACTTTTTTTGGTTAATTCTTAACATTGACACAATGATATATGATATAATACAACAAGAAAAGGAAAATAAAAAATGAACATTGACACTTTAATTAAATTAGCTGAACTATTAAAAGGCGGAGAAGAAACGCCCAAAAATAAAATAACGGATTCTTTGATCGGGAAATATGTAATTATCCGCACTTATTCGGCGGGAGTTCATGCGGGCATTCTTTCAATGAAAGAAGGAAAAGAAGTAATCCTAACAGATGCAAGAAGGCTTTGGCACTGGAATACGACAAACAAGGGTATTTCGTTAAGTGAAGTTGCAAATACTGGCTTAGCGAAAGATGGGACGCGGGTATGTGAGTCCGTTCCTCAGCTTTGGTTAGAGGCAATCGAAATAATTCCTTGTTCACCACTAGCCGAAAGTAACATAAAATCATTCGAGGTGTATCGTGCTTAGGGATACTATTTCTGGCTATGGCGATGGCTCTGGCTCTGGCTATGGCTATGGCTCTGGTGATGGCTCTGGCTATGGCTCTGGCGATGGCTCTGGCTCTGGCTATGGCGATGGCTCTGGCAATGGCTCTGGCTCTGGCTATGGCGATGGCTCTGGCTCTGGCTCTGGTGATGGCGATGGCTATGGCTATGGCTCTGGTGATGGCTAATAAAACAAATAAGGAAAGGAAGTTATGAACGAAGAATTTAGGATAGACGATATCAAAAGCCTTGAATGGTATTTAAAAAAAATTAGAGAAACAGAACTAGAGATTGAGACTATTAAAGCTCAATCAGAAGCTATGCTTAAAGAAGTAGAAACAAGCCTAGAAAGGCTAAAGGAAAGGTTTAGTGTTCAAGCAGAAGTCTTTGCTAGAAGCCAGATAAACTTTAGTAAATCTAAAAATCTTAAGACCTTTCAAGGAACGGTGCAATTTAAATCTTTAGCTCCAAGTATAAATATTTACGATAAAACTCTAGTGCCTAAAGAGTTTTTTAAAGAAAAAATATCTTTAGAGCTAGACAATTCTAAATTAAAAGAAGCCATCTTAAAAGATGGTGAGAATATTGAAGGCGTGGAAGCAGTACCAGCTTATGAGAAAATGTATCTGCAATTCGGAGGGAAAGAATGAGTATTTATGATGATCTTTTTGAAATCCAAAGTAATTTAAAAGTAGATAAAGACACCAATAACACTTTTGGTAAATTTAAATACTTTACAGTCAAAGATATTTTAGGCAAATTTAAAGCTCTAGAAGTCACTAAAAGAAAAAAACTTACTATAGGTTTCAAAGATGACGTAGTGCAGATAGGCATAAGATTTTATGTAGATGAAACTATCACTTTAAGAAATTGTGATGGCGAGACAATCCAGCATTCTATTAAAATCAGAGAGCCTAAATGTAAGCCAAAAATGGATGAAAGCCAGACCACAGGCAGTGCGATAACTTATGCTCGTAAATATGGACTAGCAGGATTGTTTGCTATAGATGCAGATGACAAGGACGACCCAGATTCACAAGAGCCAACGGCAGAAGCAAAGCCAGCAGCAAAACCAACTAAACAAACAATTTTCTAAAAAGGAGAAAACATGAAAGCAGAAAACGTAATAATCGGAATAAGAAAGAATGAAGCAGAGAAATATGAAGGCTATTTTTACTACAAAGAAAAAGCTATCGCTTCAATTAAAGGACAAAAAAAAGTCACTAAGAATAGTAATCAATTGATCGAGCTTTTTTTAGAGGGTAAAGAAACCGAGATGCAAACTATCGAAAAAAGCGATGGCACAAGCTATCAAATTGAAAAACCAGATATTACTCTTTTTGTTAATCAAACAAAAAATGGAAGCGTTAGTATTGGTGGTGATTTAATTACTGATTTTGGTTTATATTTTACAATCGGAGGCTGGTTAGACAAAGAAAGATTATCAGTAAGGCTTGAATGGAATGATTACGTTTCAGAAAAGTTTTTAGAAAATTACGGTACGCCAGTAACAAGCATTCCTGATATTGATTTTTCAGATGAAGATTTAGCACAATCTGATGAGCTTTTCCCTGATGCTGCTAGCTTCTATGAAAAGTATGTAGTATCTAAAAAGGATGCAAGATTTACTGAGAAGTTAAATAAACAAGCTCCTAGAATCATGCCTAGTTCAGTTAAAAAAAAGCCTGTAACTCAAGGGCAGATTGATTTAGCTAAGGATAATTTAGTTAAATCTAAAGCTAAAACAGCAGTAGAGACCGAAGAGGTGCCGTTCTAATGAAATTAAACAATGATATACGCTGTCTTGTAGAAACCCTAGTAAATAGAGTTATGGATTTTAACGAGAGAAATCAAAGCGTAAAAGCCACGCTTAAAGTTACTAATGCTGGATTAACTCTTCATTTGGATTTCATGTACTGGAGTTCCGATTTTTCCATGATGGGAATTTATGCCACAACAGAAAAAAATTTAGAGGACATGGTTCAATGGTTAGATGAAAAAATAGCCATCATCGAGAAGGACGAAATAGACCCTAAAGCCGAAGCCCAGAGAGAGCTGGATAAGGAGCAGATATAATGACAAAAAAAACACTTAAACAAATAGGGCGAGTAACATCAATCGAAATTAAAATTAATTATGACGAATTTCACGAATACCTTAAAAGTCAAAAACTAGATACCTTAGTCGAATGGCTAGATAATTCCAATGAAATAACAAAACTGCTTGAATTTATTTGTAGTATTCATTCCAGCTTAAAAGATCATCAAAAGATTAACACTTATCTTGGGTTGAATACTTCAATGAGACTGGAAGGCTTCCAAATTCAATCAGAAATATTTGCAATTTATTTAGATTTCAGGGGGGATGAGGAATGCGTAGAGTTCGAATATTTAGGGGTTACGCAATGAAAAAGGTAAGAATAGTTAATCTAGAAATCGGCTCAGTAGAGAAATACAAAGTCAAAAATAATAAACTTCCTGATAATTTCTTGACTGTTTTGATTGCCAGATATAAGGCAGGCGAAATTAAACCTGTCTATAAAAAAGTTGAAAAACAAGACAGGGTACGCCATGGCTTAACGGCTACTGATGATGAATGGCGTTTTCTAGGAATGGAAGCCTTAAGAAAAGGCGTTAAAATCGGAGAAGAAGGCAGAGCAGGGCTAGTTAGGGCTTTGATAAATGGAGATATAAATGTTTAATAGATTAAAAATGTATTTGATGATCTTGATAAAGAAACATCCCTATGCAGAGGGAATGTCTTTGATTCAGCGAATAGGATATATTCGCAAGCTTATTAGAGTTTATGGATTTAAAACCCCGAACAGGACTAAAAGTTTCACAGAATCCTTCCCATCGTCGTGGGAGGACGTTTACAAAGAGAACTTATCCACGTTTGCCAATTTAATAAATTAATATTAGGAGACACAGGTAAATGATAAATAACGAAAAACAAGATGTAATAGAATCACTTAAATTAGTTAGAGCTATTAGTTTAAAAGCTGCCTTAGATGGCGATTATAGGACAGTGGCAGGAATGGAAGTAATTAAAAATTGCCTTTATGAATTAGGGTGCATTCTTGAAACCGAACGAATCATTAACAGGCACTTGGCGAACGAATATTTAGAAGAGTGTTTTAAATTATGAAAAAAGAAGAAATAAATAAAATGGCAATGGATTTAGTCAAAGTTGATCCTGAATACACTTATAGGTTTTGGGATTCGACAAACAAGCGAACCCTAATAGCTACTGGAGCCAATCTAGCAGAGTACCCAGAAGAAGTAGTTATTCTTTGCGTCGAGGAAAATCAGCAAATATGTTTATCGAGTTCAGAGTTAATGCAGCCAGAATCTAAAATCTATTTTCAGTCAAAAGTAAAAAAGCGTTTTAACACAAAAGAAGCCTTAGAAACAATGAACAAACACGTAGAAGAATTAAAAAAATTAATCGGGCAGATGGAAATGTTTGAAAAACTAAAGAAGATTCATGAAAAAAACAACAATACTAACTAGCTTACTGGCAATAGGGCTTAATCAAGCTCAAGCCTGTTCTAGCTACCTACTAAACAGTAACAACATAAAAACTTCTAGAGCTACTTGGAATGGTGATGGTTCACTCGTCTGTGGTAGTGGTTCTTGCACCCAGGAAAATCTTAAATATACTTTCTGGAAACCTATCAAAGATGAAAAAACAAATTTACCTAGATTTCAATTCTCTCAAGACATCCCTAAACAAATAAGAGATCTGGTCTTGCTGAAAATAGAGCAAGAATTATTAGATTTACCCGCAGGAACTCTGGAAAGTCAAACCGCAGTAAACGAAGATGCTTTTGCTGTAGGGAAAGATAGCTGCTTCAATTTTGCAGTCATCTACCCAGGAGATTCTCCTTATTTCAGAGCTTTGTTAGCATACGCTAATTTACAAGAAGGTAACTTTGCACTAGATGAAGACAGAGATATGTACGAGATTTTAGGAGGTAACTTAAGGTTAGTCAGTTTTTTTCTTGACAGAGAAGACATGATAGATGATGCCAAAGCTAATGTGTTAGTACATGAATTTTTGCACTATTTTTTAAATCACAGTCAAGGAGACACAGTCAAATATGATTATTTATTTGAGGGTGCTAAAAAAAGGCAATGGGTAATAGGTAAGATAGGCGATTCAGTGCCTATTATGTATCCAACACCAGCACAAGAGGCAGCTAAAATAATGTTTGAAGACAAAGTCAAATTTAAGGAAGCTGTGGGTCTTGCCCAAGACGTAGATATTGTAAAAATTTCTGGAACAGTATCTTGGAAAGGTGTTCCAGTTAAGGCAGCTAGGCTAACTTTTATTAATTTAGACGACCCCGAAAAAACCTGCAACATCGAGATTGATGCTTTAAAAAAAGAACTAGGCGAGTTTAATGCCATTCTGGCAAAAGGCAGATATAACATAAGGTTGGAGTCAGTTAATCCCATGTTTGCAGACCTAACTCCGTGGAGTAAAACTAACGACAAGCCAGAAAATATGCCAACGGCCACATTCATTAGGAACTCAAAGCTAAAAAGAAAAGTCTATAATTTAAAAAATCAAGATTTGAGTTTAAACTTAGAGTTTTAGGAGGATTGAATGACAGAAGATTTTGAAATTGACGGAAGAACTTGGGTAGACAAAACAACTTATCAAAAAGGAGAGAATCCTCGAAATAAGCAGTCTAACGTATTTGGAACTAGGATTAACGATTGGCAGTCAATTGTAATAGTTTACGGACATCGTGATTATCCTAGTCGTTGGACTTTTTCTTTTGTCCCCCTAGGCTTGCGTGACATGCTTTTAGAGGCAGAGAGCAAAGAAGAAGCAGCTAAAGAAGCTATTGAGATTTGTTTAGATGCTATAGAAAATTTAAAAAAAGGATTTGAAATTGAAAAAACCAAAACCACAACCTAGAATATTGACAGTCGAAACAGAGGGAGAGTTTAGAAAAATCAGGCAACTTTTCCCTGATATACACCCTATTAGACACCTTGAGTATTTAGAGCTTAGATTGCCTTTTGAAAAGAATTTTATCTTTAACCATAAAGGGTTTAACATAGTGAGGCTAAAAACAAAATGAGTTTAAAGATTTTTTATGACCCTGTAGTAGACGATGAAGGCGTGATTATTGGGATTCAGCTTGTACTAGAACACAAGGGTAAATATCTTTCTGTGGAAGATATCGGGAACAACAAATTTATATTTTTCGATGACGTGGCAGATGTAGGTGAAGAAGCTATGTTAGACATGACTAAACAAGAGAACTTGAACAAGGTCAATAATTTAATAAAGAAGGTGCTTGAATGATTAAACTAAAAATAGATATGAACCCGCAAGGCAAAGCTAGACCAAGATTTACTAGAAGAGGAATAGCATATACACCAGCTAAGACTAAACAGGCAGAAGATATCATTAGGGAGGCTTGGCTAACCCAATCTAAAATGAGCTTTGAGAAGGGAATACCTTTAAAGCTAACCTTAGTAGGCGGTTATCCTGTTGCTAAATCTACTCCTAAAAAGCAAAGAGCTTTAATGCTTTCAGGGTTAATTAGACCTACCGTTAAGCCAGATTTAGACAACTTTGCGAAGTTAGTGTTAGATTCACTTAATGGTTATGCTTACCACGATGATGCACAAGTTATAACTTTTAAAGAGCCTTTTTGCAAATTTTATGCAGAAACACCTTTTATCGGTGTGATAATTGAAGAGCTTAAAGAAGAAGAGTCTAGATTAGAAGTTGATTTAGTTAAAAGGATTTTTGAATGAAACACGTTGAAATGACAAAAATAGAAAGAATAGCCACTAAAACGGTTTGTTTTTTAATTACATTTACCTTGACCATTCCTTTTTATCTTTGTATTCTATACTATTGTCGCCCTCCAATTCCAGTAGCCAGCTGTCTTTTGGTGATCTTTTTATTTTGGTTTATGCTTATTTATTTTTTAACGTTAGCTCTTCATCTAGAATCTTTGAAAACAGAAGAATTGGAGAAAAAACAAAATGCTAATTGAAAAATTTAAAGAAAAACTAAAAGAAATTACAGAGCCAAGTTTAAAGCTTAATGCGATTAAGGCTTACTTGAGCAAACACTTAGAAAGCTTTGTTGAAGCCATGATCGTTACAGGGAGTAGCGACCACATGAAAAAGATCGATGAGACTTATAAATATAATTCAAACGGCTATCAGTTCGAGATTAGTGTTAAATTTGAAAAGGATGTAGGTTTTAAAGAATAGTATATAATTTCTTTATGAAGATTAAATCAAAACCAGCTCCTAAAAAATCTATGCCAGCTCCAAAGACTGGTAAAAAAGGTAAGTGCTAGAATTTAGCGAATTTGATTTTAAACAGGACTTGGAGATTGATTTCTCGCAGGTCAAATTACTGCTGCGTGTCAAGAAGAACTATCATGCTAAGGTAACTAAACCTAAGCATAAGCTACATGGTGTCGAGGCAGTAGTTCCTAAAGACTATCTAACCGATGGAATGAGTATCCCCAAATGGTTACAACCTATTGTAGGTGAACCATTTGAAGGAACTACTTTAAGAGCTGCCCTCTTCCACGATGCCCTATGCTGTTATCAAATCAAAAGCCAAGAAGTTACCCATAAATTATTTGAGTTAATTTTAAAAGTTGATGGCTTTCCTTTTTGGCGGCGTAAAGCTGCTTACTTAGCAGTTGTTGGATGGAATAGGCTTAAGAATCCCACATGGAAATGAAACATGAATCAAATAACCATCAAATAAGCAAACGCTGATAGCCAAAGGGTTTTATTGACTCTCCACAGTATGGAGGTACTATTAAATCAAATAAGGGGTAGAATATAATCATGACGATTTTAAACCGCCAATTAACACCCAACATAAGCCTTTATGAATTACTTTATACGCCTACTGTAAACAAGGCTGAGATAGCCCCAGCGATTGAGCAAGCATGGAGCATAGAAGTAGAAAGAAACTTAACTAAACTTGCTACTGCTTTGCAGATTATTAGGGATTATTACGGCAAGCCATTAATTATTACGAGTGGCTTTAGACCTGTAACTTGGGAATTAAAAAGAAACAGAAGCGGTAAATCTCAGCATACTAGCGGGCTAGCTGCTGATTTTAGAGTTTCAGGTGTTCCACTTGCAGAAGTCTATGCTTTTATTAATGCGACTTTTAAGAAAGGTGGTAGGGCTATAAACCCTGCTGCGAATTTTATTCATTTAGACTTAAGGGCAGATTATGCCACTTGGGCATATTAACCAAACCTTAAATTCCATCAGATATAAAGAAAAGCATATAACCTAACTGCCCTGCTTGCCCTTCAGCTTTGCAGGGCTTTTGTTTTTGTGGTATATTATTTATGAAACCACTTAAGCGGTTTTTTCTTTCCTTCCATACACAATAAAGCACTAGGTTTTTTAATTTTTCCCCTAGTGCTTTTTTTTACACTAAAGCATAATAATTAATCTTCTTCTTACCCGTAGTGCTAATCTTACTTTTACCTTCTCCAACCTTCTTGATAATCCCATGTTTTTGTAGAACTACAAGCTGTGAATGAATAGTGCTATCTATATTATCCAAATTAGTTAGAACAGATTTAATCGCTTCCTTTGCTTCCGATCTTGTGAACCATACGCCATTAGCACCTAACTTTAAAATACAGTCTTTCACGGCTTGGCTTTCAGGCTTTAAGATAGTTGTTCTTCTGCCAGTCCATACTGGTAAAGGTTTAACGTTTTTTCTTTTGCTAAGATTGGCTATAGCTGTTTCTCTCTTTTTTTCTGCTTTATCTCCATTAATCAACTCAGCTACTTGAGCAAATAGATTAGGCTTCTCTCTAAAAATATGCTCTCCATATTGTCTTTTAATTTCCTCAATAACGTCAAAATATAACTCTTGCGTATAATCTTTTTTTCTTTTCGTTTCCATATTTGCAACTTTCATACAAATACTATAAAAGGCTTTACATATTTATTGCAAATAAAAAACCCTCTAGGTTTTAACTAGAGGGTTTCAATTCAAACGAAAAGAAAAACGAGTGTAGACTTGAAAGTATAGCAAACTTTCGATACCTAATCAAGAG